AAATACTGTCATGATTATTTAGGTGAAGTTACTGGTACAGGCGGAGAGGTTTTCACAAACCTAGATATACGTGAGATAACCGACGAGGAAATACAGGTATTCGATAGATTAAAAAACGGATTGGACTTTGGCTATGCTGGTGACCCATTAGCATACGTCAAAGCAAACTATGACAAGACGCGCAGGCGTCTTTTTATTTTTGGTGAAGTATATGGAACTAGACTATCAAATGCCAAGGCCGTCAAACTTATCAAGGAGATCAACCCACTCAATAAGCTGGTTACTGCCGATTCAGCTGAACCAAGAACTATTAATGAATTCAAGTTATTAGGTCTCAATATCATCGGTGCAAAGAAAGGCGCTGACAGTGTGGACAATGGAATAAAGTTCCTTCAGGACTTAGACAAGATAATTATAGATCCTGTTAGATGCCCCAATGCTGCACGTGAATTCAATGACTATGAAATTGAGATGGATAGAGACGGCAACCTTAGAGGGGACTTCCCCGACAGAAACAACCACACTATAGATGCGGTTAGATATGCTATAGAAAATGAAATTCTTATGAAGAAGGCAAGAGCAGGAAAGAGGAGATTTTAAAAGATGTATTATACTTTCACGATTCCACGAGAAGAATTCGACGAGACAAACATAGACAGGAGCATGATCCTTCGTCTCATTAGCAAGCATTATAGTATTCGTGCTCCTGAGATATTGAAGAATGTCGGCTACTACTTTGGCAAGCACGCCATCATGAACAGGAAAAAGAAGTTCAAGAACCAGCCGAACAATAAAATCATGGTAAATCATGCTAAAGATATATCAGATACAGCAACGGGCTATTTTCTTTCAAACCCTATCACATTCAAGAAGAATACAGAAGACGGCAATATTGATAAGCTGACAGGTGCATTTGTTGATGCTGAAACAGATGATACAGATTCATGTAATGCTATCAATATGTCACGTGCTGGTGTCGCTTATGAGTATGTTTACTTATGTGAGCATGAAAGCAAGCTTATGACCAAGACACTTGACCCATTGTCAACATTCAAGGTTTTCGATGCTTCAATTGAACAGCATGAATTATTCAGCGTTTATTATTCGATTGAAAAAGATGATTCTACTGACAGGTTCAATATCATCGCAACAGTAACAACTGAGAACTATATCACAAGAATCGGAATCACTTGCAATGAAGAATTCGAAAAAGGCGAGTTTTCAGAACTAGGTGAGCCTTACCAACATTTCTTAGGTGAGGACCCTATCATTGAATATAGAAACAACATGGACTGCATTGGAGACTATGAACAGCAGATATCTCTTATTGATGCATACAATACATTATGCTCTGACAGAATCAACGATAAGGAGCAGTTCATTGACGCAGTGCTTGTTGTCTATGGCGCTCTTTTAGGTGATGACGATGAAGAAGCAACAAAAGCGCTCCAGGCTATCCGTAAGAACGGTGTTATGGAACTTCCTAGTGATGCACGCTCTGAATATCTGACTAGAACATTTGACGAGAACGCGGTGGAAACACTCAAGCGTTCAATAAAGGAAGATATCTATTCACTTTCTCACGTTCCTAATCTGACAGATGAAAACTTTGCTGGCAACAGTTCAGGCATTGCTATTCAATATAAGCTTTTAGCACTTGAGACCCTCACAAAGACAAAAGAGAGATATTACAAGAAAGGGCTTAAGAAGCGTATAAGAATGTTCTGTACTTACCTCAATCTAAAGGCAATTGCTGCTGATCAGTCAATGATTGAGCCTGTATTTACAAGAGGACTCCCACAAAACCGTCTTGAATTATCACAAATCATTGCGAATCTTAAAGGTGTTGTATCAACTAAGACACTTCTTGCACTCCTTGACTTTGTTTCAAACGTTGATGATGAAATGAAAGAAGTCAAAAAAGAACAACAGGAAGCACTTGAAACACAGAAGCAGTTATTTGATACCGAAAATCAGAATACTCCTCCAGAAGATGAAGAAGAAACAGATGATCACAAGGAAGATGGTAATAATGATGATGATGACAAAGACAAGGAATGATAGTGCTCTGTTATGACTAACATCAAAAACATAAAGTACTGGGAAATGCGAGAAGCAAGGAACATGTACAAGGATATGCAGTTAGCTGAGGACTGCGCTAAAGATTTGAGCGTAATCTATAGCAAGGCTGCAATCTACACTGCCAAGCAGATTGAGGGAATATTCAATAGATTCGCTTCAAAACATCATCTGACAAGAGACGAGGCTATTAATCTTCTTTCAGAGGCTGACAGCAGAAATTTCGAAAAACTGCTTGAAGCATACAAGAATAAGACAGGCGCCCAAAAAAGAGAGGTGCTAGCATAATTGGAAGCCCCAGCATATAAGAACCGTATGAAGAGGCTTGACGATATCAACAAGTCAATTAATAAGCTGATTAATGCCATTGCATCCAAGGAAAGAGATGCCATAGGGAAGACAATGCGACAGGTCTATGAAAGCAGTTATCACCATGCAGTATATGAAGCTGCAAGAATGAGCGGTCTAGATCTTCAGACAGGTCCCATTGATGAAGGTGCTCTTGAAACCATTCTGAAAAAGAAATGGTCAGGTCAGAACTATTCCGAAAGAGTATGGAACAATACTCAGAAGGTGGCTGATGCACTAAAAGAGGAGTTCATGATAGGAGCCCTCACAGGAAAGACAGAGAAGGAAATGACCGACTCAATCAACGAACAGTTCCTATCAGGTAGAAATAAAGCTAGAAGACTTGTAAGAACCGAATCATCATACATTCACAATGAGGCGCACTTCCAGGCTTACAAGGATTATGGCATAGAGGAGTATAGATTTGTTGCAACGTTAGACCTTAGAACGTCCCAAATATGCCGTGAGAGGGACGGAAGTGTATACAGGGTTAATGATAAGAAGATAGGTGTAAACGCCCCTCCAATGCACCCATGGTGCCGTTCTACTACTATTATGAATCTTGACGATGAAACTATGCATAGTCTAGAAAGATTTGCTAGAGACCCTGTTACAGGTAAAAAAATGAAAGTTCCAGCGGATGAGACTTATAAAGAGTGGCATAAGAGAATGGTTGAAAAGCATGGTGCAGATGCAATTAACACTGCTGAGAAGTCAGCTAAGAATTATTCTAGTGATAAGAAACAGCAGAAAAAATACATCAGTTCATTGGATAAGGAAAATATGTCGTTATCACAAATAGAATTCCAAAAATCGAAGAATAAAAATAAAGAGGATTCGAAGAATAAAAAGAAAGAAGTATTGAAGAATCTAAAGACACATGTTAAAGATGCATCGGCTTCTATTGGCCAAGATAAAATAGTTCCTGTTAAGAAAGAGGAAAATACCAATACAAAATTAATTGAAAAGAATGATAAAAAATTAGATTTGAACAAAAAGCCAGAAAGAGAAAGGATTATTTCTGAAAATAAAAAGGATAAAATACCTGAAACTACAATAATCGCATTGAATAATGCTGTGAGAATGAATGAAATAGATCCGGATATTTCAAGAAAAGATTTAACACTTCTGTTACCGCGTAAAACGTATATAGGATTAAATCCCTTTACTGGAAGAAAAATATACATATATGATAAAGACTTTTCTTATTTTATAAAAAAACATGTAACCGATGGGTCTCTTGATATACAGGACCTCATGACAGTAAATACCATACTAGATTATGATATGGCATTTATAGCAGAAGATGGTGAGAGTTATTCATTTGTGAAACAAGCGGAACGAAAAAACGGAGCTTATGATATTGTTCTTAAATATATTAATGATGAAGAGGAAATTTTCCATTTCAACTATAAGAGTAAAAAATCTGCAGCTAAGAACATAAAAAGACTTAAAAAGAAAATGAGTTTATTGGATGTGAGAAATAAAAATATATTGACATATTTAGAATTAAATGGTTTAATAGCAGTAGAAAAGGATAACTGATGTAGAAAAATCGGTCTCGTCTAACACGCCTTATACTTTGTTAAGTATTCTGCGGATGAGGGATGCCCATTCTTAGAAATGGTTCGACCGCCCCTCCAGTTATCCTTTTTAATTGATTATCATTACGCAGATCGACTAAAAGAATAGTCGTTTTTTTATTTTATACAATCTCAATGAAGGAGAACAACATGGCAAGAGATGATTATCATGTAATTGTTTATCAGATTCTATCCTATCTGTATATGCAGCTAAAGCAAGGGAAGGATATTGATGCATCACTCATAAGACATGACAGTAAATATCTGCAGATCAACAGAAAGTACTGGACTTATGTCATAGTGAATCTGTTGAATGAGGGATATATCAGTGGGATAGTAATTGACCAGGATATAGATGAAAACATAGAAATATACAACCTTGATAAATGTGAGATTACACCAAAAGGAATAGAATACCTTACTGATAATTCAACTATTGAAAAAGCCAAGCGATTTATGAAAGATTTGAAAGACATATTACCGTTCGTATAAGCCGACTGTTTAGTCGGTTTTTATTTTACTCAATTTCAAGAAAGGAGAATCATATGGCTGAAGGATTGAAACCACATCATCACCAGTACTTTGAGTATGACTGTAAAAGTCATTTTGACAGCCGTAGGCACGTCATTGTTAAGAAGGTGACATATATGTGCATGATATGCGGAAAGCTCTCTCACGAGACATATGAGGAGTACTGTCCGCCTCCCAAGGAAAGAAAACCTAAAGCATTGATGAAATACAGAAGCAGACAGAAGAGCGGTTGATGTTCTTCTTTTTTTCTGTTTGTCCATAACTTGCATATGACATTAAAAGGTGCATGGATATAACAGTCATACGGACTATAAACGGAGGTATTTAATTATGGAATACGTTAAGAATATGATGCCTTTAAACCTTCAGCTTTTTGCGGAAGAAGGGGAAGAGGGGGAAGAAGATACAGGCGATGAAGGGAATCCCGATAATGCGCAGTCAGGTGAACCTGAAGATGGTAAAGCCAAAGTAACAACCCTCACAGAAGACGATGTGGACAGAATCGTCCAGAAGAGACTTGCCCGTGCAAGAAAGAAGTGGGATAAGGATCATACGGAAGCCGAAAGGCTTAAGAAGATGACAGATGATGAAAAGAAGCAGTATGAGGAAGACAAGAGAAAAGAAGACCTTGACAATAGAGAAGCAGCGATTACTCGTAGAGAACTGACTGCAGTTGCCAAGGAACAGCTTAATGCTGCAGGAGTTCCAGCAGACATGGCTGACTTTATTGACTACACTGATGCTGATTCCGTAAATGAATCTGTCAAGAGACTCTCTAAAGCATTCAAGGGAGCGGTTCAGCAGTCTGTTGATGACCGATTAAAAGGGAAAGCACCTTTAGACAAGGCAAAAAACAATGTATTGACTGCCGAAGAAGAGAATGCAAGAAAGGCATTCGCAAATGCACTTAAATTTTAGAAAAGAGGTATAGAACATGGCAATTAACACATTACAGTATTCAACTATTTTTCAGACTGAACTAGATAAACAGATGGAGCATCTCACTCTTACATCATGGATGGATGCCAATGCCGGACAGATTAAGTATGACGGTGGTGCAGAGGTAAAAATCCCTAAGATGTCATTAGTGGGCTTAGGAGACTATAATAGAGATGAAGGATATAAACAGGGTGCCGTCACTCTTGAATATGAAACATTCAAAATGACACAGGACCGTGGAAGAAAGTTCCTTCTTGATGCAATGGATGTAAATGAAACTAACTTTGTGGCATCTGCTGGCACTGTCATGGGAGAATTCCAGCGTTTACATGTTGCCCCTGAAGTAGATGCTTACCGTATTTCTAAGGTTGTTTCTGATGTTACAACAAAGAAATCAGCAAACATCCTAACAACTGCATTGACTGAACAGAATATTCTTTCTGAATTAGAAAAGGCAGCGGATACTATCCGTGATAAAGGATATCAGGGTGATATCATCTGTCATATTACATATGACACTTTAAGATTATTAAAGGAAAAGATGGTAAACAGCAACCTTACATCAGGTAAATTAACTATTGGAAATATCACATTAGACATCTATAAGCTTGATGAAATCACATTCATTCCTACACCAAAGAACAGAATGTATTCAGCTATCAAGGTTGATGCTGGAGCAACAAAAGACGCAGGTGGATATACGAAAGGTGAAACTGCTAAGAATGTAAACTTCTTAATGGCGCCAATCAATAGTGTTATCGGTGTTACTAAACAGGACAAGACAAGAGTATTTGACCCTGATACTAATCAGGATGCAAATGCTTGGCAGATTGACTATAGAAGATATCATGACTGCTGGGAAAAGGACAACATGCTTGACCTAATCATTGCTAACGTCTCAGCTGATGCATAATGATCATTGTAAAAAGAATCAACGTTGAAAGGGCCATCCATGAGGATGACCTTCAGCGTTATACAGAACAGGGATATCGTGTCATTGAAGACAAGAAGAATGATGAAGATACTCCTGTAGAAAACAATGAAGTGACGGACCTCAACGATATGACTGTTGACCAGTTAAAGACTATTGCAAAGGAAAAGGGCGTTAGCGGATATTCTTGTCTTGTTAAAAAGGAATTGGTCGCAGTTCTCACTAAGATGCAGGAGGAGTAATCTATGGATCTAGTTGAGATTGTTGCTGAAAGAACAGGAACGAGTCAGGGGCGTGCAAAAATCTATGTTGAAATGGCAAAACAGCGTGCTCTTGCACATACAAACCGCACTGTATACATCACTGCAATGGATTTCTGTGTGGCTGATCTAGCATGTGCCATGTACTTCAGAGAGGGCATGGTCGGAGAATCATCACATTCAGAAGGTGGCATCACATCTACTTTTCAGTCTTCCACTTATGAAGATATTCTCTCAACTCTCAACAACTTGAGACTGATTCGCGCAGGAGGAATCGTTCACGAAAAGAAGCCGGAGGGGAACCAATGAGACTTTCAGCGCTTAAGAACTATCCTGTATATGAGCCTGTCATCGAAAAAGATGGTGAAGGTGTCACTACTGAAAAGTGGATTAAGAGAAAATCAATGTTTCTTGAGATATGGCCTGCATCCGGTAAGTTACAGGCTGAAATGTACGGAGAGAGACTGAACTACATTCTTAATATGATTCTTCCAAAGAATAAGGATGATGATTTCAGACCCACTGAAAAGTGGGGTGTGAATGTCTATAATCAGTCAATCGATGAACCGGATTACAGAATCATCAGCATGAAGGAATATAACAGGCACTATCTCTATGAACTGGAGAAGATTATTAAATGAGTCTTAAGGGTGCTAATGAATTATTTAGAAAGCTTCGTGCTATAGATGCCGTTCTTGAGAATCCTGAACAGGTTCTTGGAAAGGCTGCGGAAACAATCAGAAGTGGTTGCGTTCTTGAATGCCCTGTAAATAATGGTGAATTAAGAAATTCCATTAAGACAAGAGTTGAAGGCGACAAGGGATATGTTTATACAAATAAGGCATATGCTCAATATGTTGAATTCGGAACAGGTCGAAAAGGTGCAGCAGACCATGCTGGAATATCTCCATATGCACATCCTTCTTATACTATGGAACCTTGGTGGATTCCTGAAGAGAAGCTATCAGAAGAAGCAATAAATAACTATCATTGGGTAGTTATTGAGGTTGATGGAAAGAGATATTACAGGTCGGATGGACAGCCTGCACAGCCATTCATGTACCAGGGAGCAAAGAAGACTGAAAAGAAAGCAGTAAAAGATGCTGGTATATTAATCAGCCAGTTAATTGAAAAGGATTAAAAGCATATGAACAACATTAAAGACAAAGTATATAAGGCTCTGACAGATGAAGGCCTTGAAGTCACTGATATCTATCCAAAAGACTGGGCTAAGCTTCCAGCAGTTCAGTATGTTGAGGAAGATAACAGCGTGGCAGAATGGACGGATGACAAGGAGCAGACATCACATGTCCTTTACAGAATCGAAATCTGGGATACTAAGAGTACATCGGGTACAGCCTTGAAAGTTGATAAGGCATTATCAGCAATGGGGCTAAAGAGAGTATTATGCAAAGATATTGATGATGCATCAGGACTTAGACACAAGAAAATGAATTATGAAGCATATTATGATAGTGATTACATCTATCATGGTATGTAACTGATAAGGAGGAATTATATAATGCTAGCAAATGGTGCTAAATTATCTTATGACAAGACAAACAAGGGTACTTCTTTTACTGAACTTCCAGGGTTGAAGAAGATTCCTGAAATGGGCGTTGAAAAAGAAAAGGTTGAAAACTCTTCACTTGATGACACAGTTAAAATCTATGAATTAGGTATCGGAGATCCTGGAGACCTTGAATATACATTCAAGTATGATAACAGCAAAGCAACATCTTCATACAGATTAATGAGGGAACTAGAAAAAACAGGAGCTACTGCAATGTTCAAGGAAACATTGAAGGACGGCACTACAACTACATTCTCAGGACAGGTCACTGTTAAAAGAGCGGGCGGTGGTGTCAATGATGCTATTGAATTTACTATTGCAATCGCATTACAGTCTGAACTCACTATTACTGATCCAGGAGAAGCAGTAGCGCAATCTGAGGAAACTGCATCTGAAGCAGTAGCAGAATAGAAAGGAAGATATAGATAAATGGCAGAAAAAGCAAAAAGAAAACCGTTCATTATTTGGAAAATCGGTGAAGAAGAATACAAATTAAAACTAACAACAGGAGAAATCTCTAGACTAGAACAGATGTATGGTGGAAGTCTTATCAACCTTCTTAATACAGAAACAGGCATGACACCATTATGCACTATGCTGGACATCACACACGGTGGTCTTCAGAAATTCAACAGCAACATCGACAGAAGCGATGTGAATGATATGTTTGATAGATACATCGATGAAGGTGGCTCACAGACAGAGTTCCTTAGTGATGTTCTTATTCCATTGTTCCAGGTATCGGGTTTTTTCTCTGGGGCTCTCGAAACGAAAATGGAAAAGGAAATGGCGGAAGCCAAGAAGAATCTCTAGAAGATATCCTGATTACAGATTACATATACAAGGCGGTCTATGATCCAGCGCTTGATGCTGGAGTAGACCCCTTTTCATTTTGGAATTATTCGTTAGATGAGCTATACGATATTATTTCAGCATATGAAAGAAAGAAAAAAGAAATGGTGCGACAGGAAGCGATATCTCTTCAGATACAGGCCCTTCAGATAAGGGATTGTATTTCTGCTGTCCTTAATGGCAAGGATGATTCATTCACTCCTGCACAATTGTGGGACTTCTATCCTTCACTTTTTGAAGAGGATAGGAAAGAGTTTGAAAAAGAGAAGGAAAGAAAAGAGATTGCAAACGCTAGATCTTCTCGTATTGCCTTCAGTAGAAGACATAATGAAGCACTAAGAAAAAGAAAGGCGGTGATGCAGAATGACGGTAGAGGAACTGCAGATAGTAATATCTGCTCAGACGAAATCAGCGAAATCAGAACTGAACAGCGTGAAGAATGAAGTCACCGGCCTAAAGAATCATGTTGATAAGGTCACAGGATCAATTGGAAATTCATTCAAGAGTATTCGCAATATTGTGGCGGGTCTTGGTATTGCTTCTCTGATTAAATCAACGATATTAGGGAATGTTGATGCTGCAATCAAGAGAGTTGATACTCTTAGCAATTATAGCCGTGTGATGTCGAATCTAGGCGTTGGAAGCGTTCAAGCGAATGCATCTGTACAGAAACTAAGCAATAAGCTTATTGGGCTTCCGACAACTCTAGACGATGCATCAGGCGCAGTACAGAGATTTACATCAGTGAACAGTAACATCTCTAGATCAACAGATATGTTCCTTGCACTAAATAATGCTATTCTAGCCGGTGGTGCAAGCTCTGAGATACAGAAATCAGCACTAGAACAGTTATCACAGTCATACGCTAAGGGTAAACCCGATATGTTTGAATGGCGTTCAGCAATGACTGCAATGCCTGCACAGATGAAACAGGTGGCTGAGGCCATGGGTTTTGTTAATGCTTCAGCACTAGGCGAGGCATTAAGAAACGGAACGGTATCAATGGACCAGTTCATGGATACAATTATGAAGTTAAATACACAGGGCATTAACGGCTATCAGTCATTTGAGGAACAGGCAAGAAATGCGACAGGTGGAATTGCTACATCAATCGCTAATATGAGAACAGCTATTGTTAGATGTATGTCAGATGTAATGAACACAATTGGACAGTCTAATATTGCTGGATTCTTTACTAATATTGCAAAGGCAATTAATTCATGCGTCCCGTATGTTGTTGCATTCACTAAAGTTGTTATGGTCGCCGTTGGGTATCTGACGGCACTGTTTGGTGGCAAGTCAAAGAAGTTGAGTTCTTCTTTTGGTGGAGTGTCAAAAAATGCTAAGAAGGCAGCAGGAAACACAGGGGCTCTTGCAAAGAATATGAACAATGCTTCCGATAGTTCGCAGAAGCTTTCTAAAGGCGCAAGCGGAACAGGAAGCGGATTAAAAAAGGCAGCAGGTAATGCTTCTAAACTCAAGAAGGAATTGAAAGGAGCTCTTGCTGGATTCGATGCAATCAATAACATCAATTCAAGCAATAGTTCAAGTGATCCGTCTTCAGGTGACTCAGGTGGCTCAGGCGGTGCTGGTGGTTCCGGTGGTGATATCGGCGGATTCAGCATGGATGACAGTGGTGCAAAAGAACAGAAAGGACTTCTTGAAGAAGTAGACAAGCAGTTAGAAGAAATCAAGAAGAAGGTTGCGGAATTCTTCCAGCCATTAAAGCAGTCATGGGATAAGTTTGGTGCGCCGATGATTGCAGCTGCAGTATATGCATTTAATGGTGTCAAGAATCTTCTTATGGAAATCGGCAAGTCAATGTATACAGTGTGGGAAAATGGCACAGGTGCAAAGACTGTCGAACTGATCTTGAAGATATTCACTAACATCTTCAAGATAATTGGCAATATCTCTCAAGGACTGGCCGATGCATGGAACACGGCAGGCCTAGGTGATTCAATCATCCAGCATTTATGGAATATATTTAACTCTATATTGAAGATTATCAATGAGATTCTGAAAATTGTGAGAGATGTTACTAAGGCGATTGACTGGACTGCTGTATTAGGTGCAGTGGATGTGGTTCTTATTATCATTGATGGGTTATTCTCTTTCATAGCAGATAATGTAGGTCGTATTCTTGGCATACTCTCAGTTATTGCGGGATTATCATTATTTTCTACTCTTGCTGGAATTCTTGGTACTGTTATCACACAGATACAGCTTGCAGTAGGAGTATTTTCAGGTTGGGCATCACTTGCAACTGCATTGAGTGGTGCATTTGGAATTCTTCCACAGATATTCGCATCTATTGTAATGGCTGTGAATCCTGTAAATGTCATCATAGGGGCAGTCATTGCTACAGTGGTAGACTTATGGCAGAAGAGTAAGAGTTTCAGAGATGATATAGTAAGCATTCTAGGAAATATCGCCACTATTGTTCAGAAGGTATTTCTAAATATTGTGGCACCTATCATTGATACAGTTGGTAAAATCATCATGGATTTTGTGGGCGATGTTCTCAAGCCGTTATGGAACGCATGGGAGAATGTATTCCAGAGCATAATGGGATTATTAAGTGATTTTCTAAAGTTCGCCACACCTATATTCAGTACGATTCTTGATATTCTAGGACCTGTATTCGAATTGGCCTTAACACTATTGAGAGGTGTATTTGATATGGTATTTGCTGCAATTAGGGGAATTATTGAACGCGCAGACAAAACAATATGCGAAAGAGTCAACAATATCAGAGAATTCTTCCGTAATCTAGGTGAATGGATGGAAGGAACTTTCGGTTTCAAATGGAAGAATGTGTTTGAAACGGTTAAGAATGCCGTCAAGGCGTTCAGAGACTACATGGGTCCAATCATCAATTCCGTACAGGTTATTTTCTTGGGTCTTACTAGCTTTATCAGTGGTGTATTCTCAGGCAACTGGAGAAGAGCATGGTTTGGTGTCAGACAGATATTTGAGGGTATTGTTTCCGGATTAGGAGCCATCTTCAAGGCTCCATTGAATTTCATGATTGATGGAATCAACAAATTCTTAAGCGGTATAGGCAAGGTAAAGATTCCTGACTGGGTTCCTGGAGTCGGTGGAAAAGGATTCTCAATCCCTAAGATTCCTAGACTAGCAAAAGGTGGTATCGTAAGTGCATCCACTATCGCCAATATTGGTGAAGCAGGAACAGAAGCAGTAATACCATTACAGAGAAACACACAGGGACTCGATATGATTGCTGAAAAGATTTCAGAAAGATTATCACTCCTTCAGAATGACGGCACAGGCGCTACCTATGTCATTAAATTAGTGCTTGATGATGGCAGAGTGATCACTAAGATGGTGATTGACAATATCAAGGACTATGAAGCACGCACAGGCAAGCCTGTATTTGACTATTAGGAGGTGGAATAAATGGCAGATGAAGCGAAAATCAAGATAAACGGAACACTTATTCCGACTCCTTCAGAGATTAGCGTAGAAATCAATGATCTAGATTCGGATAGTGTCAGACCTGTATCAACAGGCATATTAAGAAGAAATAGAATACGTTCTAACATGCTTAAGATTACATGTACATATAAGTTGAATACATTCACAGATGTAATGAATATTTTGAAGGTACTCACTCCGGCAGAGTTCACAGCAGAACTCTACATTCCTGATCATGGTATCAGAGGAACCAAGAAGATGTATGCTTCAAATAAGAAGTACAATTATAAGAGAGTGCAGTCTGGTCTAAAGGCAGATTCATTCTCTTTCTCTCTGATTGAGGTGTGATCATATGCTTATAAAGTATGGAGAGACAAATGTAACGGACAGACTTCTTGATTATAAGATGTCTGTCTCTTTTGCTGACTGCCGTATGATAGGCAACGTGCCATCAATTGAACTGACAATGAAGTTCGATAACTATGACGGCATTCTTGACAACATCGACATCAGCAAGTACTGGGAAGTCAAGGAGAATGATGCATCTGATACAAGATACTTCAAGGTGTATGATCAGCCGGAGAAGTACACCAAGGAACTTACTCTCAAGATGTATGACAACAACTATTCTCTTGACAAAGCATACGATACTAAACTGTCTTATCCTGTCACTATAAAAGACCAGCTAGACGAGATTGAAAGTCTGACTGGTCTTTCTATTATTCGTGAAGGAATACCGCAGTACGTTATCGACAAGAGCGTATCATGGTACGATAACACGATTGTGATAAGAAACTATCTTGGGTGGATTGCTGAACTGTTTGGGGCTAATGTCTATGCAGAGGGAATTGATTCTATTAG